TCGCCAATTCTTTCATAAAGGCAAGTTGCAGATTTTATTTTATCAATCTGAGTAGAGTACGGAGTAAGAGTAGCTGTACCGAGTTCGATATTTGACGAATCATATTTAGTCGCCAAGGCGGTTTTATCTGCTTTCACAAGCAGAGCGTTGTAAACTGCTCCGCTTGTGAGATAACACGGGCTGTTATTTTTTGGCTCGCTGTCAAACGGCATTGAATCGAGCTTTCGGGCAATACTCTTGTCTGTTTTATCAAGCCTTGCTCCGAGTGAATTTTGACCGCCTCTTGCCGTGGCAATCTCTCGGCTGATTTCGACAAAATTGCCAACACTTTCGCTGTTTATCTTGCTGTTTTCAGCGAGGCTCGGAGTTACCATAACTTTTAAAGTTAGCGGTGTATTCAGCACCTGCGTGTCGCCGTTTGCAATTTTGATTTCAATCGCTAAAAAGCCTGACATAGACTTGAAATTTTCGAGTGGAACAGTAATAACATCCGCTGTGCTGTTTAATGTACAAGCAACTGCATCCGAAATTAAATATCCGTCTGTCGCAAAA